AGGGTTCCAGGTAATCTGTGGAACCGACGTGCCCGGTGGCGGCGTGGGCCCCGCGGCCGGCACGATCGAGCCGGATCCCCCCGTCACCTGCTCTGGCGGGTCGCCGAGCGCGAGAATGTTGGAGCGCCCGGGCGGAGTCTGCGGGGATGGCGCTTCCCCGACGAACACGGGAATGGCGTCTACCCGGTACTGGTAAGACTCGGTGCCGAAGTCGACCGTGTCGTCACTGAAGGCCAGGATCGTGACCGGATTGGTGATCTCACCGAAGGCATCCCGCTCGATCTCGTTGGTGCCGATCAGCAAAAAGTCGCCGATGTCTGCCGAGCCGACCTTGGTCGCTCGGAAGATCTGGTACTCGGCGAGCTGATTGACAGTCGCTACCGAGGCGGTCCATGACAGTTCTGAGCTGGCCATTACGGAACAATAAATCCACTCAATAGCGGCGCCGTCGCACCCGCCTCCCGTTCAGGGGCCGGGCGCCACAGTGCTACCGGGTCCTCAATCTCAGGCAATGATTCCTGCGGATGCCGTGGGTCATACCAGCCAGGGTCAACGACCAGGCTCGGGTAATAGCCATCGGCAACCATGTCTTTGAGCAACATTTTGCGGCCGGAGCGAGCGCACTCCCCGACCGCGAACTTGCCCTTGGCGTAACTCTTCGCCACTTAGCGGCGCCGTATGCGGTTGTATGGCGTTCTGCCGATCGTCCGACCACCACCGGCCGTAACCCCGCTGGATTGCCCCTGGACGCGGCGTTGGTTGAGCTTGCCACTGCCAGGCGTTTGGCCTGGTCCGTAGCCTTGCGGTGGTGCCATCGGCGCTGGTCTCGTGTCGTAGGGCCGCTGAAAGATGCTCTCCGGTATCGGTCGCGCCGTGAGCCCTGCTATGCGCTCCGGCATCTGGCCAGGTCCACGCCACTGGCCAGGCCCCCAGCCTCCGCCCTGGAATTTCTCCCCCTGAGCCGGTTGCTCATAAGCCGGATTCCGCGTGTAGTACGGATCCTGCGAAGCTGGCGCTGGCTGCGCTTTGCCGTAGTGCTGTAAAAAGCGCTGGTATTGCGGCGTCAGGTTTGGATCCTGGTACGTAGTGTGGCGAGTGCCATCTGGATTGAAGCCGCCACCCTGCGCTCCTGCCATCCGGCTCTGAATGCCGCTCATTGTCTGACTCATTATGGCCTCCCGTGCCAACGTGAATAGTTGGCTGAAATAATTAAAGGCGCCGTCTCACGATCCTCGTCGTGCGCGACATCCCATTCCGCGTCCGCCAGCATCTTCAACTCCGCGAATCGTTCTGGCTTGTACTTCTGCGCGATGCGCGCGGCGATCTCGGCCGCGAACACCTCTTGGAATCGGAACGGAATGTCCGGCGTTTGCTGGGCTGTCCCTGGATCCTCGGGCTGCAGCCACAGGTCGGTGATGATCTGGTCGGTGATGTTCTCGGCCGCCAGCCAGTAGAACATCTGCACCTGGTTGACTAGGGCCTCGTCATCGCGCCTGCGGTCCACAAAGTAGCGGTCCGGCCGGCCAGTCAGGTTCTTGTCATGCAGGATCAGGTAGTCGGACCTGGAGATGCTGAACATCTCAGTGTCGACCCCGTTGCGCCGGAGCACCACGGTCTGGGTCTCGATCGTGCCCACTGGCAGATCGAAGACGTTCTCCCCGATCGCCGCCGGCGTGTGTGCGTCCTGGCTGAACTTCCACTGCCGGTGACCCAATGAGGCCCACCTGGAAAAGATGAACCCCATTGAGCGCCGGATCGAGACGATGTGCTGGCCGGTGATCTCCTGGAGATCCAGGCCGGCCCGCTCCGCCCCCTCATCCACATAGCTCGCCAGGTTTGGGTTGATCCCAAACGTGCCGCTGCTGGCCATCGCTTACTCCTTACGAACCGTGGTGCCCTTGGACGATGTTTAGCTGCACCGTATCCACAGTGAACACCTGGTTCGACACCATCCGGATAGCCCGAACCGGGAACGCGACGTTGCCGGTGGCATTAGCCACCACCGTGATCAACGTATCGTGATCCACGGCCGTGACGGCCGGATGGAACCGGTCGAACTCGCTCGCGACCCACTGGCCCCGCCCTGGTATCGGGTTGTTGCCCTGGTAGTCCAGCACGTTGTCCAGCGTCAGCTCGACATCGAAGTCTGGAGTCAGGGCCGCGCCGATAATCAGCGACAGGCCAATCTGGAAGTCCGGCTGCAAGTAGTCGACCGGGAACCAGTCCGTGTTGACCACCGACAAGGTGCCCACTTGAACCGCTCCAGCAGTGTTGGCGTCGACCTTCACCGAGGTCACCGTGTTAAAGGCCCGGACCGTGGTAGCAGTGCCGGCGTTCGCGCCCGCCACCGCCTCCGCGATTCCATGACCTTTAGCGTCGGTGCCCGTGACCACAAACACCCGGCCCGTATCATCGCCGGCTGATGTGATCACTGCCTGCCTGGGCGCATCCATGGTGGCCACACCAGCGGTGGCGAACACGCCATCGATGGTCAGCTCCTGAATGCCGCCTGCGGCCGGCGTCTGCGAGGTTGCTACAGCGTCTGCATCAGCGGCGGCGTAGGGCGAGATTGAGATAATTCTCGGCCTCATGTCACACCTCCGTTAGATTGCTGACGGTACGCTCTGGCTCGCGTCGACGTAGTTGGCTCCGGCGGATCCGTCCTTCGTCAGATCCGGGAAGTACATCACCGTGGCGATGTTGGTGCCGTCGGTCGGCGTCCATTGCGCCCGCTGATCGGCGGTCGTTGCCGTCTGCGTGGTGTTGTTGCCCGGGTCGAAGTTGTCCGTCGCGATCGGCACACCGTTCTCGGTGCCAAAAGCGAAGTCGGTCAGGTCCCGTGACTTGCAACGCAGTCCGCGCGGGTTCGAGGTGAGTTCGCCCACCTGCACCGCACCGGCCGTGTCCGCATCCACGAAGATCTGGGTGACCGACGAGAACATCTTGACGCCGGAGCCTTCCGTCGCGTTGGGCCCGGCAATCTCTTCCGCCTGGGGCCGACCGTTAGCGTCGAACCCGATGACGGTGAACGTCCGCGCGGTTTCGTTGGCCGCGGCCGTGATCGAGATCGCACTGACAGCCGTCAGCGTAGCGACTCCACCGGAGACCAGAACGCCGTCAAGCGTCAAGTCCTGTTGACCACCGGCTGCCGGGGTCTGCGATGTTGCGATCGCATCCGGGTCGGTGGTGACTGCCGCAAAGGTCTCGATCGCAACCAGTGCAATCGGGATCCCGCGCGGATCATTGGGGTCATCAGGATCGTTAAATGCGATCCCGTTGCCGGCCTTAAATCGGTCGGCGTGGGAGATAGTGTGCTTGCCCATGGTAACAGCCCTCCTAACAGGCCAGCGCCATTCCTGGCGCCATCACTCATGAAGCCCGGGGGGACGATTCCCCCCGGACCCAGTCCTTCGCGATACCTACTACGCGCCGCCAGGCGAGCCGTAGGCTCCCCGCCAGTCAGACCAACCGAACGAGTAGCGCTCTCGTGCCTTGTAACGTAGGTTCCCGGTCTCGAAGTCGCCCTCGATTCCGCGTTGTACGTTCTTCCGCACAAAGTGCTTGAGCCCGTCCGGGCAGTCCGTCAACAGGAACCACGCATCGGGATCGGTGAGCCGATGATTCACGCAGAATCCTTCAGCTACCGTGCCCAGCGTGTACACCGCGTTGATGTCGTTGTCACCCGTGCCCGATCGGTATGGGCTCTGCAGGATCCGTGTCGCCACGAACTGCAGTTGGGTGGGCACGACCATCTTGCGGATCTGACAGGCAATCGGGATTCCCCGATCGTCGTCAAACTCCGAGATGTCAATCGCGGCCTGCTCTAACGACGCCTCAGAAAGGTCCGCCGCTACTGCCAGGGTGTTGGATTGGACGCCGCCACCAAACTGCGGGTGACTCGCATTGAAGAGCGAGACACCATCGCCGCCTGGGAACGTACCGTCGAACCCGTTGTTGAGAACATCCGCGCCCTTGACCTCCTTGGTCTGTTGCAGGGACCGAGCGAGAGCACGGGAGTACTTGGACCCGATCGACCCGTAGAGGCCATCCTCTTCAGCTTCCTCCGTGATGGAGAACGCCAAAGCGATCGTCTCATGGGTGTATCGAGCCACGTAGCTCTCCGCACCTTCGTCGTATGCCACGCCCTCGCCTTCCGGCTTCACGGGTGCAGCATCAAACCCAGCGAGCAGCACATCTTCCTCGAACGCCTTCATCGACCGTTCGATTGCGAAAATGTATTTCCACTCTTCGGGATAACGCGCGTATTCCATGCCGAACACAGTGTTCAGGCCTTCCTGTAGCTGTTTCCTAAAGTCAGCTCGGTTCATTGCCATGATCCATACCTCCTTTAGAATCCGGCCACGAGGGCTCGACGCTGATGCTCTGCGATCAAGCAGAGAACCTTGGCGTTTTCGCCGACTTCGTTTCCAGGCAGCCGATCGAGACTGATCACCTGGCACTGTCCAGTCGCGCCAGCCGTTGTCTGATCCAGTTCAAACCCGGAACGGCCTGTCGTTGTGTCGCCCGCGCCGGC